AGGCATCAAGAAGATGACCGCTTCTTTCGAGATGATCAAGGAAGCTAACCCCCGTCTCGTTGTTGACGGTTTCATGAAGGGTGTCACCCCCTACGCAGACAAGATCTCTGCTAAGGATGAGTCCTTCCTCCTTGAGGAGATTGAGACTATTGATTTCCTAAAGGATCTTAACATCAAGAGCTACTGGTCTCGCATGAGTGAGGGTACGAAGTCTGCAACCTGGCAGTATCTTCAGACTCTCTACATGCTTGGAACTACTATCAATTCTATCCCAGCAGATACCCTCTCTCAGATTGAGAGTATCGCAAAGGGTGTAGCTGACAAGATGCAGACAGATGGTGGCGAGCTTGACCAGGATGCCCTTATGCAGATGATGGGTAGTATGCTTGGTGGTCTCAACAAAAATTAAACCTCATGCTATATTAAATGAAGGTTTGGTTTGACGATCCTCAGCAACTTACTAGATCTGATGAGGTTTTACAGTTCTGGCCTAATAAGGAACAAACTCCAGAAGACCGAATCAACGCAGCTTCTCGTTTTATAATTTATGCTACTTGCATCATTTATGTATCTCGTCGTGACCCAAGGATCTTTGTCCTCGGTGGCACTATTCTGAGTGTTCTTTATGTTATGTACAAGTCTAAAATGATCAAGGAAGGATACGGTATAAGTATGACTGGTGATGAACGTGGTTGTCAGATGCCCACTGTAGACAATCCAATGGGTAATATACTTATGACTGATTACACAGATGCCCCTAATCGTCTCGAAGCTTGTTACGCCTCTTCTGTTAAACCTTTTATCAAAAGTTATTTAGATGATCGTATTCCATACGATGCTGGTAGATCCAGATCTTCCCACCCCCAATATCAGCGAAACGCATCGGCTCGTCAGTTCGTAACCGCCCCAGTTTCAAAAATCCCAGGCGATCAAACCTCCTTCGCAGAGTGGTGTTATGGTCCAAAAAATGGACGCGATTGCCGAACTAATCCAGAGATGTGCAGCCCCAACTCAAGGGGGGTTCAGTTAGAAGCTTTCGCGGGTCTTGATACTTCTGGTGATAGCCGAGTTTCTCATCGGGGATATGGTATTGGACCTTCTTAATATAAATATTCTCATGTAATAATAAATATGGCATACCAATTACAACCTGGTCTTGCAATAGTTGAAAATGCTGGCGCTCTCCCACCCGTGAAAGCAACCGAGGAAGTTTTTGTCTATCCTCAGCCCAGTAACCTTAACTACTGCGACAGCCGTCCTAACACTATGCTTTATGGCACCGCCCCCTACATGGCAGGAAAAGGTGCCCCAGCCCGATTTATCGAGACAAGTGATGAACTTCGTCCTCAATCTACCTCTCGTTTTAACAAGGTCGTTGTACCTACTTATGAACGTAACCTCTTCCCACTCACTAATATGGAATGTAAGGTTCCCCTTCGAACCTTAAGTTACGAACCATCCAGTACCCGCGCTGATCTCCAGAACGGACTCTTTCATCAGAGATACGCTAATAAAAATATCAATAAGAAGTAAGAATGGCAGATCCCATTTCACTTGCAGCTATTGCTGGTTTAGTTTTTGCTGGTAGATCTTTGAGTGTTAAGAGTAAACCAGAACCAGTCAAGCCTCTAGTAAAAGAGACAACAGGTTCGTCTCCCGAAATAATTGAACGTACTGTTGAGTCTGACATGGGTGGTGGTCTCCTTTCAGACGTTCCCGATTTCTATGAGCGTCAGTTTGAACCACGCGTTGAGGTAGCCTCTAAAAGGGAAATGGAAAGTTTCGCTGATATTGGTATACAACAAAGAAGTGGTGGTCAAGAGATTCTCAACATGAGAAATCGTATGTATGATACTGGACGTATGAACAATCTTTCCCCCGTTGAAAAACAGATGGTTGGTCCAGGTCTCGGTCTTGGCGCCGATACTCCAGCAAGTGGAGGTTTTCAGCAACTTTTCCGGGTGAATCCCATTAATGTTGGTGAGTATAAGCTTACCACACTTCCAGGTCGATCTGGTCCAGCTGCAGATGTTACCGGTGGTCGCGCGGCTGTTGTTGGTCAACTTACACATAATAAGCCAGAAACTACTGCTCACCTTCCAACTCGTCTCCCTAATATGCCCGGACGAGCTCAGGGTATGTCCGGTGCAGTTCCTAGGGCGAGTCATCAGAAGACTATGAGGACTACTAACCGCTCAGAGACCGGTCTTCGTTCGGACGGTCTTGGATTTAATGGCGCTAAGCGTTTTATTTCCGCACAGACTATGACTCAGGATCCCACAAGGTTTAAGAGTGACCGCAACGATTTACACTATGAGCATTACGCACAGGCTACTCCAGGTATTACCAACTTTAAGGGTGCTTACGAGAATAGTGTCGCTGCTAAGATTACTACAAAGAACAATGAGGAGCTTATGAAGTACGGCTTCCGCCCCGAGGATCGCCGCGGAAAGGTGAATCGTATGGGTAATAAGGGTAGGATGAATGTAAGAGAGAGTGCCCTCAAGCAGGGTGGCGCCCTTACAGCTGTTCGAGCTGATACTACACGAGTTGACGGTCGTTACGGTACTCCCAACGGTGGTTGGACTCTACAATATCAGCAGAAACCCTACCATCAGCTCAACGCGTACAAGGGTAACGAAAATCCCAATTCCAGAGACTTGGGTCTGGCGGCGAGGGTGCTTCAGCAGAACCCCCTGTCCACTCAACTTTATTAATTTTAGATGAATAGTTAAACAAAAACACTCATTAAAATACTCTGCATATATTTTAATGAAGGTTCATACCCTAAATATAGATAGTAGTCAACGTGACACATCTGTCTACCCCAATTCTAATAGTTATGTGATCACGTTAGAAAATCCTATATATGATGTCGAAGAAATACGTCTCATTTCTGGTCGCATTCCAACACCTCAAACACCTTCACCCAACTCTCTTATTTTGAAATTATCTTCAGGTTCTGACGAGTTCAATCAATCTGTATATGCAGGAACACCACATTATACCGGACATATATTACTTGATGGAACAACTACATTAACATTTAATGGTTCAGATGATCCTTTTGTACATCGTTTTCATTCTGGTTCACAGAAAGTTATAACGGAATTAGGACTTGATTTTTATTACATGAACAGTGGTGTTCTTACACACTATAAAGATGCTGGTACAGACCATATTTTGAAGTTTGAAATAAAGTGTTCTACAGATAAGTTAGAGGGACTTCCAAAGGTTCCCTTAGAAGTTGTTGAAAAGACGTTGCCGCCACCAATAAGTATCCCTGAGATGGTAGTTGATACTTATGAATGGAAAGACTATGTTTCTATTGCTATTATTGTATTTTTTGGAATGGTGCTACTCCTCCTAATGAAGCGCAAACCCAAGCTTAGCGAGTGATCGCGAAGACGGGCTGAGCAGGCTTGGAAACGCGAGTGGAGATCTTGGAGATGATCATGTAGACCGCGATGGAGAGGAGGGTAGTAAGAATAGCGGTAAGGCTGTACTGGACACCACCGTTCTTGGGGACGCGGATCACCTGCTGGATGAACCAACGAACAACATCCATCCACGACATGGCAGCCGCGAAGGAGAAACCTGCAACGATGGAGTTAAGGGACTGAGTCTCGAGCTCCTGGGAGACGAGGTTAACGGTCTTGATGGCTTGGGCGGTCATGTCAGACATGGTGTATAATATACCTTATCATTAGAAAATATTACTCGGGTAACAATTCCTCCTTTTCTACAATTTTTTTGTATTTTGTTTTTCTAACTACTGATGATTTAGCAAATATTTGTTCTTGTTCTTCTTCATCATCAGAGTCTGCATCAGAGCTTTCAGAATCATTATTAGTCACATGAAATGACTTATATTCAGATAACGTCCAACCTTCTGGTTCATTAGGCTCCAACGTGCTCATTACTATTAATAGCATTTTTTAACATCTGTTCTGTCGGATTTTGGGGTTGCCATGCATTCCACCTGTCAAAAGCTTCATTAACCTGGAGAAAAGTCTGGTCCGTTCCTGAATATCTAACAAATTCTGGGCATTCCTCTGGGTCAACATCTTCCTCCCCCTCCTCCATCTCTTCCTCTGTAAGTTCTTCTTCGTAAATTTCTGGCATTGTGGAACCGATAGATTCTCCAACTTTATACATAGCGCAGTATTTCATCGCATATTCCATATCTTCTGGAACTATAATGTCCCTTCCACAAGCTTTGGCATACTCGGCTGCCAGTAGAGTAGATTTTTCCATAACAGGTAACAGAATATTGGTCATTGTCTCAATGTACTGCTCAACCATTCCGTTACCTCCGTCACCAAACCCAGTTTGCATGTTCATTTTAGTATTTAACGTCAAAAATAGTTCGCGCAGTTCCCTCACTTATTCTGAGGATATTGTGGCTGAGAGCGTAGACTCTAAATTGTCTTGCATAATCTACACATGGTGTGAGACTTAGGTTAACAATTTGCTCTTTTACCAAACTGAAGTTAACCTGACCAGTTGGATACCACTTCTCAGGTTCAAGTGCAAAACTGTATGAATAGAATCTTCTAATCAATTGAGTTTTAGAATGATGAATAGCAGCCTGAACACCCTTGAGGAAAATTACATTACCTGTATCTCTAGTAATTATGGGTTGTCCATCTAGATCAAGTGTGAGATAGTCAAGATTCTCATATAAAATGTATTTTCCACCTGTATCAGCAAGTGTATTATCATAATCAAATGGTGTCATAAACTGACCTTCTCCAGTTCCAACATCACCCTGCCTTTGAATAACAAAGTAAAGTTCCCTAACAGGATTTACAAAATCCAAATTGAACCGACCTTCTTGATTTCCCTGTGGAATATCGAATACATTTTGTTGAACTTGTGTGATAATATAGTCCTTCTTCTCTTTCATAAACTTTACCCTTTCAGTTGGATCTAAGAAGACAACCTCTGTGCATAACCTAAAGTCCTTGAGATGTATAGTTCCGGGTGTAACGGGTTGAAGCTGACCAGTTGATCCCTTTATTATGAGATGATCATGATTTCTAATCTTAATTTCAACCTCGACTTCTTGTTTTGTTATGGAACATAAGGGTATAGCCAACTCTGGATT